CCTCCTGAATTAATGTGAACATTAACAGTTTTGGGGTTTGCTGCATTTATTTGGTTTCTAAATGAGAGGTAAGAGGTGGGCGTGGTATCACCAAACCATTGCTCATATATTTGCTGGGTTTGACAGTCCACAATCACGCTATCAATGTAAACATCAAGCGTGGAGTTGTCCCCTGCACTGTTATTGAGGCTATAATTGAAGACTGGTAAAGACCTTTGCATATCAAGTATGGTTTTATTCCACTTTGTTGACTTCAAAGGTAGCTTCTTAATTCAATACAATTTGTATTAATTTAAGTTAGTTTGTCCCCCAGTAGGGCACAGGAAGTATTGCAGGTATATTCTACTTTTTTCTTGGTCACTTTAAGCTCATTGGCTATCTGCCTTAAGGTCTTGCCCTTAGACCGTTGAATACAGATATACAGCTTCTCACGATCAAGTTGGATAATTTTAGTAAACTCCTGCCAGTTGGTCAATGCCAGCTCTTGCAGCTTCCTGTCAAGCTCCTTAAGTTTTAGTTCAGATACAGCCATTTTATAGTGTTGCCAGTTTAGTATGCTTTAATTGCCTTTGTTGGTGGTTTGTCACAAGATTAGGGTTTAAGCTTACAGTCAGGTTGTCTATACGCTGGTTAGTAGCGTTTATAGCTCCATGAGCAGTAGCAATCATAGTAGTAATACTTTTTATCTGCTCTTCTGCCTGCTTGCTTCCTATGTGGTACCCAGTGCCAAAGACTGGGGCTTTAAGACCTGCACCTAAAGCACCACTATAGTCAAGGCTTCTACCGCTGCCTGCATTGATAGCTTCCAGTAGTGGTCTCCATTGCGCTGTAGCTTCTTTGTTAACTACAAACTCCGACCTATGGACTATACCAGCAGGCTCATATTTGCCACCGTCACCAGTGTAACCGCCTGAGCTAAAGCTGGCACTTTCCAGCGTTGCCATATTACGGGCATAGACTACAGCTAAGGCAGCAGCCTCAGTAATGGCTATGCCTGTAGCAAGTGGACCCAGCTCAGGGTCTATAGCCGCATTGATAGCTTTCATTTCAGCCAGTGAAAACTCCATAGTAAGCTGTCCCTCTTTTATCTTTTTTTCTTGCTGGGCACGTTCACGCTGGAGCTGTAGCTGTGACTGGTTAAATTGCTGCTCTATTTGATACTGCTGTTGCGCTGACTGTGCTTGTGCCAATGCTCTTTCCTTGTTATTGTTTAAGCTATTCTCTTTAAGCTTGCTTTCATAGGCTAATTGCTGCTCAGCTGCATTGACAAAGGCATCTGTTACACGGGTCATAACACTGCTAAATTCGTTCATGACATCGGTACGGTCTTTGTAGTCTTTTTCTTCCTTTTTAGCATTCAAGGCGATAACGCCAGCCATTTCTTGCTGTAGCTCCTTTTTCTTAGCCAGCAGCTTACTGTTATACTCGTCTGCCAGTGCTAAGAGCTTAGCATTTTTAGCTGTTTCAATGTTTACTTCAAGCTGGGCTATTTCGGTAAGTATTTCATGCTCTTTGGCAAATGCTTCATCTTTTGCGCTGGCATCTACAGCTTTCTCAGCCAGCTTTCCTTTGCGGCCTGCACTAATGCCATTTTTGCCATATAGCTCTATAAGCTTATCATTGAGCTTGTCTTGTATAGCAATGAGGTCATTGGTAAGCTGTGCATCTATGTTTTTAACTTGTTGCTCCAGTGAGCTTTTTGTAATGGAGATAACACCTTGATTAAGCTCATACCCAAGAGCCAGCTGCTTAGTAGCTATAGACTGTATGACAGACTGCATCTGTGCCCTTAAGGTGCCCTCTTCCGTTAAGAGGCTCTTTTCTTCATTGGTAAGCCCTTTTTTCTTTTTCAACTGGTCTATCTTATCCAGCCTATTCTGCACCTCGTCAAGCTCTGCATTGCTTTGTATTTCAAGTATGCGCTTTCTACCCTCTGCGTATTTAGCATAGGCAGCAAGCCTTTCATCATAGCTCTTTTCCTCACGGTCAAATATGTGCTGGTACTTGATATTATCTTGCTCAATTTCCTCTACGCTGGCATCAGCAATAAACTGAACACGCTTTTTTAATTCCTGTAATATCTTATTTGTAAGGTCTTGCTCATGCTTAGCCTTGTCTTTTTTGCTACCTCCCATTTGGTCAGTGCTCAGGCCGTATTGCTTATCAATTTCTGCCGCTTTGCGCTGAGCTTCTATAAGGTCATTAAGGGCAATGTCCCGTATCTTTTTTTCATCCTCAATAGCCTCTTTAACGTAATTATTGCCTATTGCATCTAAGTTGTAGTCACTAACTGCCTCACGGATGCCACCTACCAAATAATCAAACCAGCCCATTTTGTTCTTACCACCGCTGGCAACTGTCTCTGTCTTTTTCTTATAGGCATCTTGCATAACTGCCAGTGCACCCATAGCTGTCGCCCTGAGCTGTACTGCCTGTATGAATGCTGCCGACTTATCCCTAAAAAACTTCTCTGCACCATTGACACCGTCAACTTTCTCTATCATATCGCCAAACGTACTGTTAAGCTCTTCCACCACTTCTTTTTTATCTTCCATTGTGGCACCTACAGCAGTAAACCTATCGCGCAAAGTTTCCATTTTGATGCCCAGCTCTGCATAGGTGTCAGCAGCCTTTGTATTGATATTTGTAGCTGTGGTCGCTGCTATATTTGCTCTATCCCAAACATATTTAATTTTATCTCCTACTGCCTCTATCAATGAGAATGCGGCTTGGAATATTACCATGTTCGCTATAAACCTTAAGCCCATACGTTCCAGTATGCCACTAAAGCGTTCACTTAGCCCTGTGCCTGTTTTCACGCTGGCATTGACTTCATCCATTGAAGCCTTAAGGTTTTTAACTTGCTCCGTCAAGGCAATATATTCCTGAGTGGTTTCAAGGCCTGCCTGTTTCATGCCCTTAAGCTGGCTTATCATTAAGCTTAGCTCACGGCTTGGGTCGGGATAGTTACCGATATTAATTTTCTGCTGGCTATACTTATCACTGTTAGCTTTTATAAAGTTGTCCCTTTCCTCAATAAGGGCAATAAGCTCTTGCTGTCTTGCTCTGCCAGCCTCAGTAAGTACGTTGGTCTGCACCAGCTCTTTATTGTAGGCTTGGCGCTGAGCACGGGCTTCTGCTATACTACCAGCCTCAGCAGTATTAAGGTTGATATTACCTTTCATTACTGCATTGTTTAATGATAGCTCAGCATTAAGCTCCTTTTGCTCTACTATCATTGCCGCTTTTCTTTCTATCCATTCATCCTCACTTATAGCACCACGACCATAGGTAGTATCTAATGAAGCCAAGTTGCCTGACAGCTCACTAAGCTTTTCTTTTAACTCTACAATCCTTCTCGCTGCCATAAGCTGCGCCTCACTATATTCCTCTGTCGTATTGGCGACATTAGAAAGCACCTTTTGAAACTGGACAAAGCCAGTGACTACCTGCCCAGTGCTTCCTTTTACCTTATCCATACTGGCACCAAGCTCTGTAGTCATGGACTTACCTATATTGCCCATATTCTGCATCTCCTTACCACCAGCTTTTAAGGAAGTAATTAGCTCTGTCTGCTGCTTGGTAAGGTCAGCCATTTGCTTGGTCATAGTAGCTAACTCACTGCTATCATTACCGCTGCTTTTAGCACCATTTAAGGCTTCTTTGCTGGCTTTAATCTGCTGGAATAAAGTATTTACTTGGTCAAGGGTCTTAACCAACTGGTCACCACCGATACTCTTTAACTCGTATATCTTTTGTACATTATCACTCATGGCTTAGGCTTTATAGTTGAGGTAAATCAGTTTGAAATATTAATAAAGGTGCATATTTAAGGTCGTACATATCCAATATGGCAGGGTTGGTAATGATGCTGTTATTGCTTGGAAAGCAATTTGCATCATCTACTGAAGTTGGTGGGTTATACTTCCACAATGTCACTTTGCAGCTATCATCACGCATAGGGAAATACTTGTCTATGCCTATAAGGTAGTATATGCCTCCTTTGATAATAATGCCCTCACGGTGTAATTGATTGGCAATATCATTGTTATTTAAAAGCATCCACGGCTTATATAGTCTGCCTGCCCTCATAGTAGATAACCGCTTAAGAAAAAAGGTACGCATCAGGCCATTGACAAAATTGCCGTTTATATTTTGGTCACAATAGGTAACTACAGGGTCGTTTTCACCACCTACGCCATAGTTCACCGAAAACATAAGAGGTATATAATGGCTCAATGGGTCACCGTCAAGCGTTGCAGGGTCAGCAGCCCAAAAGAACTTACCGTCTGTATCTACGTTGGTAAGGCCTTTATAGTAGGCTATTTTAGGCTCAAATGATTGGCTAATATCAGCAGCGGAGCTATTGCTTACGTTCTCAGGTATTATGCAAATGAGCTGTGGAGCACTGCCAGTAATAGACTGCCATTGTGTAGCCTTGTAGTGCATACAAGGCGCAAAGAAACGGTTATTGTAGGTCTTGGTCCCTTGCTGGAAACGGCTTGGGAATAAATACCTTGACATGCCAGCTACAGCACTCGCTCTGTTATTGCTTATGCCCTGTCCGCTGTAATTCAAGCTTCCATTATTGATGTATAAGCCTTTGTACCTACCAGCGTAAATATTTAAGCCACCGTCTGCGCTGTCGGACTTCATCATGAAGTCAAATTGCCTCTCTACATCACTATACAGTTGAAGCTCACTTTCCTTTGTAAGGTCAATTTTATTGTTGTAGTCAAGAAAGGTGCTCTCCTGAAAATACCCATCCCTGTGGTCAGGTGTGCTGGTTTCATTAGGTAGGTCATAGCTATAAGTAGGCTCAATATATATCTTATTGGAAAAGTTGTCTGTCTGTACACTAAGGTTAAATGTGTCTATAAGGCCACGAAGCAGGTCTAGGAAAGTATAGCTTCTAAACTTATCATAATACTGCATATTTACTGTACTGCCAAGACCTATGTAAAAGCCAGTAAGCTCAAATTTTGACTGGTTTAAGTTCCATGTGTCAAAGGCCATGCCAAACGTACTATTGACATAAATGCTCTCCCATATATGCACTGCACAAAATGGATCCATGGAAGCCACTAATCTAAACCTAAGCACATCACCATTTACAATGTTAGGAGAAAGGAAGTTTGCTACCTGTGGCGTAAACTGGTCACCACTACTGCCAGCACCAGTATTTTGCAGCAATATTCCACTGCTGCTGTTAAAGTCGCATGGTGTCCAGCTGCCTCCATTGAGGCTATATTCAAGTATAAGCTTACAGGTGCTACCACTTGAAGAGCTTACACGGGCAATAAGGCTAAACTGAAAAGAGGCTTTTATGGTGCCTACCCTTGCCTGCAAGTCACTGGGTACGTTCATTGTCCAAGTTGCAATACCTGAAACTTCATCAAAAGAATAACTATTACTATTATCATAGCCGTATGGTACAGAAACATCACCGATATTATAATGCCCACCCGTGCCTGACATACTGCTAAATGGGAAAGAAGCCACCACAAAATCAATATGGCTGGTGTCGCTGGCAGCTGAAAGCATAGTTTGGTCGGGACCCGAATTAAACCATGTAGGGTCTGAGAGGCTGGAGCCGTGAAAGGTGCTTGGTGGATATATCGGTGGGAAGCCAGTAGCTTTAAATTGCAATACCGTCAATAAGGTGCTTTTTACGTCAAAGAAGTCACCCCAAGTCCATGGCATTACCATTCGCCTAAAGTACCTGCTGGTCATAAACGTGCTGGTAAGCTCATAACCCATAAGCCTAAAGCCTCTATATATTATCCAAAATATGCTTAAGCTGGGTTTAAGGTCATAGATAGTAACAGCACTGTCAGCTACCAGCGTTGCCGTCAAGCTGCCTCCATTATTTCCGAATGGTTGCCTGTACCTAACTGGAGCATATACATAGTCATTATACTCATCTGTGTCAAAATTAGACCAGCTGTTTTGTACGGTAGTGACATCAAAGGTGTGTGTTGCCGTATTCATGCAATCCCAAAGCGTTATATTCTGCATTTGAAGCAGCCAGTGTGCATTGCCACCCCAAGCATCTAAAGTGTAATTCTCAGGCTTATTAGTGTGCGTTGCGCTGACTATACAGCTATTGCCTATAAACATAGTCACACCGTTAGCCTTTATTTGACACGGCACCATATCATCATAGACACTTCCAGTGCTCATGTCAATGACATTAGGATTGTGGAATGTGTTAAATGCCATATCATTATTTACTGAGCAAGGTACCTGAATAGCAAATGAGGAAGAACTGCCTTTTTGCTCAAAGTTCTCGGGGTCTTCAAGTGTGTAAGATATAGCAACATCGCTGGCTTGGCTGTCTGTAATCTCCAGCAGGTACTCGTTATGGTATATCTCTAAGAATTTATTTATGGGCATTGGTGTTATTTTAACTTCTTACTATAAAGTGCTCATTTGCCATTGTGTACTTAATTTTGATATTGTACTGGAATTTACCCTCATACTGCACGCTGGTAATTTCACTGTCTGCAATATTGATAGGTACAATATCATCATTTTGTCCTTGGGTGCCTTTCCACTCAATAAAGGTTTGAGTGCTTTCCATAAGCTCCTTAAGCCATTCTACTTCATCCTCACTAAAGACACCGCTTATTTCTCCAGTTTCATTGCTTCGCGCATTTAATCGGCCTTTAGTCCTGTAGGACTTAGCCACAGACATAGCACTGCTTATGTATGGTGTTTCCTTTGCGCTTGATGTGGTGGTAAATGTTTCATCATAGGTACCGAAGCTTACTTGCTCATATACGCCCAGCCTATTCAAAAACCATACTCTTTTACCGTATGGGAATTGTGTCTGCTGGAGTATGGTCGGTGAGATATAAATATCTTGGTAGGTGCTTAAATGCCTCAGGGTGTCATTGACTACGGCTGAGATAATTACAGTGTATTTTGACAGGTTGCTTATTGGTATGGTACTAAACGGGCTGAATTGGCTAAGCTGCTTCATGCCGAAAGGCACATAATAGATGCTATTATCATAAATGGTATCTCCGTTATCAAATAGGGTGTATCTCGTGCCGTCTGCTCCCTGGAGTATTAATTTAAAGGTCGTGCTGGTGTCTGTGCCTCCAAGCTCTGTGAATATGCCAGCAGCAAGATAGACAGGCAGCCAGCCACTTTCATAATTGGCACTTATCAAATTGCTGCGTTCAATATAGCTTTTTTTCGGTCTGTGTGACAAAGTATAAGACGGGTATGTCCCATTAGAACGCATGCTCCAATTCTCTAAATGGGTGCTGTAGTCTTGATAGTCTAAATGCTGTAGTGTAGCATTAACCACCGTGAAAGTATTGGCAAATAAACCACTACCGCTGACTGCTGCTGTGGTAACTGTGGCCTGAATAGGTATTACCGTATCAGGTACCAAGAAGCCACCGCTATAGGTTGCACCTCTTACTTTTACCTGCACGCTGGCGATACCTGTAGTATCACGAATAAGGGCATGAGCAGTAAGAGGCACTTTTACCGTTGGTAAAGTTGACCTCAAATATTCTTGACACGCATCCTGTATATCACACACATAAGCCATTGCTCCAATATCTACAGGGAAATACTGGGTAAGCGTTTTATAGAAAGTGCCATTGAAGTACACATCAAAATAAACAGGTGTATAGGGCACTGTAGGTACGGCTCTTATAGGTATCGGCCTGTAAGCCACCAGTAATGACGGGCTTATGACATCTGTAGAAGTTATATTAATGGACATGGCTAAACTGTTTCGCTGGGTGTTAAATGGTAGTTATAATCAATAATTGTATCTATGGCATCTAAAACGGCTTTATCTGCCTCAGGGGTTGCCGCTGTCTTGGCTATCTCTATAAAGTTCAATCTCTCACCCGTGCTGCTAAACTGGTAACTGTTAGCTGTGGGCATCCCCTCTTTTTTATGTTTGTTGGCTATCATAAAGGCTATTTTAAGACCTTCCGTTTCGTCAACATTAAACCTAAGCATGGCAAAGCGTTTCAAACCTTGAATGTAGGCACTTGTACCACCCGAACCATGCGAACCGCTAAAAGGTATCCTGTCAGCAGGGACACCTTTATCAACAAATACACTATAGTATAGTGCCAAGCCTTCTAAAATGACATTGTTAGGGTCACTGGTAGCATCCTTGTTGGTCAAGCTATCCTCTAAGGCTCCTGTAAGGTGGTGCCCTTGCTTGACAATTTGGTCTTTAATGTTACTATTTATGATCTCGGCACCTTTTTGCAGCGCTGATAAAAATGTTTCTTCGGTCATAGCTGGTTAAGTAGGTTATTGGTGATATTCAAGTGCTCTAAATAAGGCTTAAGTTCTTTGAACTGGGTAATTATGCGCTGGCAACATAAGCCACAGTTTATATCATTATCACCACCATTAGGCTCTATATACTCATACCATATAGCAAAAAGCAACTGCATTGACGGGTTTGCAGCTACAGGGATAGCATTTTTAATCGGGTCGCTGGGTATGAGTAAGCGTTGCGCCCTTATCTCAGCAGGTATTCTTTTGGCTATATGCAGTAGTGTCATAGGTTGCAGCTGTCTTTTTAATAAATAATCAGGCAGCAATCCCAAACGTGCATAATCTACGTTAGTGGTGTCGCTGCCTGATATTCTTATGCCGTATGGCATTGATTAGTTGTTTTGAATGATTAACCAGTCTTCTGCCAGTATATCTTCTGTTTGCAATGCTGTTATTTCCAGCTGGAAGCCACCCTCTATAGCCAGTATAATTGGCTCACCGTTTTCACGTTTATTCATGCCCAGCTCCCAGTCCTTTCCTTTACGCTTGATATTAGCATTGCCATTACCATTAAGCAATACAGTAAGAGCTGTTGCAAATTTCAGTGCTTCTTTGGCCTTATCAGGCTGCTCAGTGGCTTCTTCTTCTACTGGTGTACTTACAGGCTGCTCAACATGTGCTTCCTGTTCATGGGCAGGTTCTACCGAATCAATAACAGTGCTTTCATCAGGTGCTTCCTGAGGCTTTTCTTCTTCCTTTGAAGGCTCTTGTGCTTTCTGTGGGCTTTGAAATTCCTCAGCAAATTGCGCTGGTGAAAAAATGGCAAAGGAGTTATTAGAAACTACTACATAGTCATTTTCCTGTATAAGTGTTTCTTGGTCGTCAACTACAATAAGTAGCTTTCCTTCCTCTCCTTGTGTAAAACGGCAGTCAATAGAGCTGCCAAGGAAGTCGCGGAGCATTGCTCGTTCACCATTGAACTGGATAACATTAACCAGTGTGTCGGGGTTCTTTTTTGATTGATATATCATTGTTTATAAAGGGGGTTTATTGCTTATGTTGAGGGTGAGGATTGACAGTAGGTGCAGGTATAGTGACCGTTGTATCATAATCAGTAACATTGCAGTCCATGGCAAGCTCTACGCCAAAGCTGAGCTCTACGCCTGCAAGGTCAGCATTGCCCACATTCGTGAACCTGCTTATACGGTTTCCAGCAGGCTGCTTTTCCCGTATCTTATTTAAAAATGCTGGCTGCATGGTAGCGATATTAAACATACGCCTAAAGTCATTGGCGCATCTTTCCATATCTGCCCAGCATTGCTCTTTTGTATGGTCACTAATTCGTGCATCAGGGTTTATCTCCTTAATGTCACCGTCACCAGTGTTGAAAACGGTAGTCAAAAAGAACATACGCAAAGGGTAATGGTTCCAGTTATGTATATAGTCAGGGAAGTTAACTGGTGGGAATAACGCTACCAGTGGAAATTTGCGTTCACTGGTCATGCCACCCAGCGCATCATAGACTATATTGCTAAAGTTATCAGCATTGAGGTCCTTACCCTTACCGTTTAAAACGACAAAGCGGCCTTCCATTACATAAGAGCCGTTTACAATATCCTGTATGAGCTTATATAGGTTTAATTCATTCATGGCTACGGGTTTTTCTATATGCTTGCCACCCGTCAACAAGCAGCACACAGCTAAATACCAAAATGCTTATCTTGATAAGTAGCAGGTATGCTGCAAGTGACAATATGGATATAAATATTTTCAATTTTATTAGCTTTGGCCTACAGGGAAGTTTATATTTCTTTTACCGTTTTGACCACCTTTGCCGCCAAGTAGCTTGGCCTGTGCTGCCATTCTTGCCTGCTCAGCTTCTACCAGCTTTTGTATTCTTTGCTGTACAGCCAGCTTTATAGGGTCGGCAATTTTATTCCATTCTTCTTGCATGGCATCTACTTCATCCATCATATCAATGTAGGCATGCTGGCCTGTATTCATTTGCTCCAATGTTTTGCAGTCCACGGCATTGATAGCAAAGCTCATATCGTACAGCGTAATTTCATTGCTGGTGCTTGATGCCCAGTTAAGGAGCTTTTTAAAGGTTTCCCATTTGCATTGTAAAGTATGGTGACTTTCTTTGCGTAAGGCTTGGTGCAGCCATTCTTTAAAGTCTGTAGGGATATGCTTTGTAGGGAAATTAATGCTAAACAATGCTTCTGTAAGCTGTTCTTGATGCTCTTGCTGTGGGTTAAATGGCTTTTTCATTTGTTGGTTATTTTATGGAATGTTTAGAAAATCTTTTTGACCTTAGTAAGTGTTGATTAGAAGCTATAAGCTTTCTACGTTTCTTTTGATTATTGCCTACATGATAATATCCAGCACGTTGTACTGACCTTACAGCATAACTGCCTCCTTCTGGCATATAAAATCTATTGCTTGTAATAGCAGCCATGACCGCAAACATTGACAATGAACGTAACATATTCATGCCCACTGTCTTTTAGCGTGCATTTTATTACGGTAATTATTGCGCTTGTCACGGCCTGAATGTGAAAGGTATTGACCCCATTCTTTTGGTGTCATGCCTTTATGTGTAAAATATGGCTCTATATAACCCATTGGCAGGCACTTAATATTTATGCCACGTTCAGCACTTGGCAGCTTTTGGGCTGGTGTCTGCTGACCGCTGCTGGCATTGGTGCCAGCTCTTTGCGTTTGCGCCCTAATGCCGTCCTCGTTAGCTGGAGCCGTATTAGTTACTGCCTGAGTGCCTGCCAGTGCCATAAGGCCAGCTACAGCAGCACCGATAATGCCTGTTTTTTTCATATTTCAACTTCGGTTTTATGTACAGCAAATCTTTCACGCTTGCCCTCTACCAGCAAAACCTCTCCACAGTCCCGTATCACTTTTACTGGCTCACCTTTGGCACCATACAGCCTAAGGCCTTTTGTCGCGCTTTTTATATCAACTTTTAACTTCACTTATTGAGGCTTTTATAATAGTTTGCAATCATTGTTTCATTGTCCTTTTTCTCACTGGCATATATCAACACTTGGTACAGGTTTGCTTCCTTTGCGTTGTCTATGCTATTCTTGCCGTTGTACCTGTCAAATACTTTGCTTTCCGCTATGAAGCTTAAAAAGCTTATCCACCCCCATTTGTCAAAGTGCTCTTTGCTATTCAAGCCGCTGGTGCTGTTGCCGCTGTCCTGAAAGACTGAAAAGCTTTGCTGTAAACTGTCATTAAACTGGTCAAAAAAAAACCTACCTGTAAGGCTATATCCATAGGCAAGTCAAGCATCATCTCCAGCCTCTCATTTACTTTTGCCTCTTCAAACTGCTCTCCTTTAGGCCTCAAATAGATAGCGCATAAGTAAGGCATGGCATCCCATTTGCCCTTACCCAGTGCCAGCATTTGACGCATTACTTCCTTACCCAGCAAAAATTCATTAAATGTTATTTTGTTGTCATGTGTCATGATAGGGTTGCATAGCTCCCACAAGACACCGTTCCAAGTAAATTCATTTTTTGGCTTGCCAGTAGGCTCAGCAAATAAGGTAGCCATGTGGTCATAGTAAATATCCATGATGTCATATAGGCTTATTTCCTTTGATGCCTTTTCAAATGGTATGCCAGTAAGAAAGCTGAATGTTTTTACTGCCAGCAGCACTCCCCAGTACTCCAGTTCATTCTCCTTTAAGTCACCGTCAGGCATTTCGGCTATTTCTATACGCTTAGCTTCAAGTTCAGCGCCATAGGTCTGCTGGAAATCTATACGCTGCCTCAATGACATTTCTGCCAGTGTGCTGGGATAGTTGTAAGTATTTCCTTCAAACGTAAATAGCATTTATTACAGTTTATTTTCTTCTAATGCCTCTGCCAGCTTAGCATCTTGCTTTTGCTGCATACGGTCTTGAATTTGCTTAATGTATAAGTGGGTAATTCTCTCAGGGTTGGTTTCGCTGACATTCTTCATGCCAGCTTTCTTAGCTACGCCTCTAATAACTATATCAGGCAGGCTATCTTTAAGCTCTTTGGGCTGGCGTTGGGCAAAAGTTTTCAATGCCTCGTCAACTTCAGTTTTAAGCGTTGATAAGTCCATTTGCTTTTCAACTTGCACACCCGTACTTATAGGCTGTGAAGCTTCAAATTGATTATGCTTAAATGTTATGCCACTAAGCTTTTCTATGGGCTTAATCACAATTTGCTCCACTTGGTTATTGTCTTCATCCATAAGCGGCTCACCCAGCATATTCAACAGGCCATTAATCAGCGCTCGGAATACATTATTTGAACGGGTTGCTAATTCAGGTAGTGGTGCCAGCGTTTGCGCTGTTTGCTGCATAGAAGCCTTAAGCTCCTTTATTGATTGCCTTAAAACTTCATGCTGCTGTTCAAGTTCCATATTGAATATGTCCATTTTGGCTGTTGTAAAATTAGCTTAAAAAAATACATTGTGTATTAATTCAATAAAATAATACTTTTACAGCGAAGCCCTGCCTGTAGCAAAGTGGACTTTCTTTTATGTAGTGGGTGAAGGTCTTTGAAATAACGAAAAACAAAATTCACACCCCTATAATTCATACATAGGGGTTTTCTACGTTATAGTTCATCCAGCAGGCTGCTTCTGCTGCCAAAGACCCTAATTGTCCTGTCTTTCCTGAAATGGGTATAAAAGCCATACCGCTTAGCATCCATAATATCATCCATTACCTTTACTGGCTCGTCAAGCGTTTGAGTAATGCCATTCATTACCGTTTCTTTCCACTTGTAGCTGCCTGCTTCCTTTCTCAGGCCTGCACTGGACTTGGTATAGTAAATTTGGTGCCTTTTAAGGAAGTCTATGCCATTCTTTACATCCTTATCGGCCATGAGTGCATTATAGCCAGCGGCTTTTAAATCTTCTATGGCATCAGGTCGGGCACTGTCACAGTAAATGGGTTGCCTGCCTATGCCCAGCTCACGCATCTGCTGGATAAGGTGGCTTATGGTCATTTCCGACTGGTAAATAAGCTCATTAAAGAATGCCCTGTTTTCCCATTTGCCACACTCTACCATTGCCATTTTATGATTGAAACCAAAGTCAAGACCGTACACCGTCTGTACATGGCTGGGTATATAGTCGCATAGGTTTATAGTCGGGTATATCAAGCCTTTAATCTGCCCTGTTATGCCTCGCGCATAGACTTTCCATAGCTCCCTGTCCTCTATGCCCTCTATTTCATCATGTAGAGCTTGTTCTATAAATGGGTTGTGCCTATGATCACTAATGAATAGCATAGTATCGGACTGGCCTATGACTTTCTCATGTACCCAAAATGCTGCGCTGGGGTTGTAGTCAAGAAAGACCTTTTTGCGTGTCCTTATCTTTAGCTGCCAGTAAACCATATAGGGCACACCGTTAGCCTCATTGATAAAAAGGTAGTCACGTTTACCATTACGGGCATCTTGCTCATTGTCATAGCTGTTGAACTCTATAATGCTGCCATTGTAGAACTCCAGTATGTTTTCAGTTTTATTATAGTTTTTGATATAAAAGGCCAGCCATGGATTGCGCTGCCTAATATTCTGCATATCCCTTATTGAGCCTTTTTTAAGGTTGGGTAAGTCTTGACCAGCTACAGTAATAATGCAGCCTTTGTCATTGATAGCTATAAGCAATAGCACCTGCATAATGCTGTAGGTCTTGCCTGAGCTGGTGCCTCCTTGATTGACATTGACTTTTGCCGTGCTGGTATAGTTAGCATGGAAAACAGGGCTGACATCAAAATAATTGGCTACTTCATTCATTTGGTTATATCTACTTCATCCTCACTATTAGCCAGCGGCTTATCACTGGTTATTAAGTTAATAGACAGCTTCATTTCGGACTGTATCGGTTGACCGTTAGCACCAGTAAGCTCATGCTTCTGTGAGGGCAAGCCATAGCCTCTATCTGTCAACCACCTCACAGCTTGCACATCACCTTTCAATGCTTTGTTGGTCATAGCTATTACAATACCCTCAAATACGCTTACACCGTTTTTTTCTTGACTTAGAACCTTAGCCAATACCTCTTCTATGGCAGGCAGCTTCGGCTTCCTACCTACATTAGGGTTAGGCTTATCACCTTTCTTTTTGTATATAAGGTTCTTTTTGCTTTTAGGGTTGTAAGGCATTGGTAGTTATTTTGGTACCCAAGCTTTTGAGTATTGCTTATTCTCTATGTCAAGGGCTTTAAATACGTTTTCTTTAAGCAACAGCTCAACTTCTGCCTTTGTGCCACCTATCTGCTTGGCTATCTCAGGAATGGTCATGCCATGCTCTAAATGCACCTTTGTCACCAGCTCATGCATCTTTATGGCTATATGGCTACCTTTAGCACGATTGATACGCACCGTTAACAGCATCCTTTCTGCCTCTGTAAGCGTTAGAACTGCACAGGGCACCATACCACCATATTTAGCAATAATGTCCTTGTCACGGCTTGAAAGCGTAAACCTATGGAAGCCGTCAATAATGACATTATGCTGGGTAATGAGTATAGGCTGTATCCAGCCATTGAGCATAAGGCTGAGCTTGAGCAAGTTCATTTCAGGCGTAAATACTACGTTTGGATTGTAGTCATTAGCCACCAGCTCACTGGTAGCCTTCCAAATGATATTACTTATCGGCTCGTTGGTGAATACTGTTGATTTCATCTGCTGTTTTTTTAATCATAATGGCACATTCACCACTAATCAATTTGACTTTATAATAATCACTAAGCTGTGTGCATTCCTTTTCAACACAGTTTAACGGGTTGCTGGATTGGCTGGTCACCTGCCTACCCTGTATGTAAATCTCTTCAATGCCACTCACCCATGCTTTCATGGCAAAGTATCGCATCATGGCAAGGTTATGGCTAAACAGCTCCACAAAGACCCTCCTCGCCACTATACTATTTATTCCACGGAGCTGGCAATGGTCAAAAATTAGGTCTATGTGCTGAACGGTGGTAATAGACAACTGCACCATTTCAAGCTTTATGCCGTACATTTTACCTGTGCCAATATTCCTACGGCTGCCCTCAATACCAAAGGCGTAAAGCCCTGAGCTAAGTAGGCGCTGACCTATAAGCCCTGTGCAGCATCCAAGGTCTAAAAACCTGCCATTAGAATTGTTAAGTATAAGCGTGCAAATATCATTGTGGATTTCAGGATATGCGCCTGCATCTCTCCAGTCTATAAGGTAGCTTTCATCATTGAAGCGTTTACTCATGGTTGAGGTTTATTTTTGTCATTAAAAGTTTGTGGTACCATTTATCACCCAGCGTTGCTGGGTCTATATTGGCATACTCAGGGTATCTATTGTCTTGCTGGTTGCCAAAATAGTCCCATACGCTTGTCCATGGTCTGCACCTGTAGCCTGCCGCCACTTGCTTAAGGTGGTTTATCCATGCGCCAGCACGGGAAAAGCGTGCATGCAGCTTCATGTGGCACTCCACGCATACAGGCCTAAGGTCATAGACATTGTCGTAATCTTCCGTATGCCCCATCATATTAGGCGCATGAATGCCGCATATATCACATGGCTGCTTGGCTATTTCCAGCATAAGGCCTAAGCTCTTTTGTTGGTTATATACCTTTTGACGGTAGTCACCTGAAAACCCATTATAGTCCTTCATACTCTAAGTCTGCTTTGCTTGGTTTTAGTTTGGGTTGTATCATTGACTTATTGCCACTGATAATATGTTTAAATACATGCAGTATCGGATAACCACCAAGATTAGTGCTGCCACCCCTTACTTTCTGTAGCCTTATTTTCATCGCATTGTCAACATACTTGGTAAACTTGGCACGGCTGGCAGCGTCAGGGTTGGTATCTGCTATATACTGCTTAACTCCAGCAAAGCTGTGTGGGTACTTATCCATTTTGCTGCCTTTGTCAATTTCCTTATAGTAGCGTTCTTGCAGAAGCATCTCAGGGAATATGGCTATTATTTGCTCATAGAACTTCGGGTACATACGCTTAAGTACATCAAATTGCTTTGCGCTTTCAGCTACCAGTGGTGTCGCTACTCTTAATGCTTTGCCAGCTAAGCTCTGTATGTCATAGCTGACACAATATTTTATGTTATTCCTATAGAAGTAAATAAATATATCATCCTCTGTCCAGTCATATATAGGTTTGCAAATGCGAATATTGGCAATATCAGCAGTGCTCTTGGTTATATAGTTGTCTGTTTTACGGTTGATGCAGCTCCTAAGCCTTATAAGGCTCTCGTCTGCCCTGATGCCCATAAGAAAGGCTATTTTGCCCTTTATGTTTTCAAACAGAAAGCCGTCCATGCTATTTTGGTCATGCAGCCTATCCTTGGGGTCAGTCAATGCAAAGTCAGGTTTAGGCCTGATATGTGGCCTATCATTGTCCCATTGGATATATGGCAGCACCTCACCCAGTATATACTTGACGCTTTTTTGCCTCACAGCATAGTATCTCAGGTTGTATTTCGGGTTGTCGCGGAAACTACATACAAAGTCTATAACATCATCCTGTATCACTTCTTCATCCCTAAATATGACATCAATAGGCTTTTTAATGCCTCTTTCCTCATATACTTCCTCTACCAGCTTAAGCACTGCAAGGCTGTCTTTGCCACCTGAGAAGCTTACGAACACACGGTCAAAGGTGTCAATGATATAGTTTATGCGCTTCTTGGCAGCAGTGTACACATCAATGTCAATATACCGTTTTACACGGCTATCATCCACTATATCAAGCTCTTTATTCTCCAATGGCTTCAAGTATTAACTGTGAAATTGTGGCATCAGGGTCGCTGGTAGCATTTTTCAGCTTGCGTACCCATGCAATAAAGCGTTCATATTCGCTTTGGTCATTAAAGACAATGTTATACTGTAGTATTTCATTGTTCACTCTTTCTTGCCTTTCTGCGTGCTCTTCCAGTGTGCCACCAAAGCCAGGAATGCTGATACCCCAGTCTGTTGCCAGCTCCAAGTCCCATTCATTAGCCAGTATCTCAAAGTCAGTTTCACCAAATGCCTCGTTATCTATAAGCACAAAACGCTTTTTCTCTATATCAGTAAGCTGGTCAGCTTTCCTTACCCAGCTGGCAGGCACTTCTTTATGGCCTAATTCTTGCAGGGCACGATAACGCATATTGCCAGCCAGTATCATATTGGTATCATCCACTATGATAGGCTTTAGCTCCATACCCTTGCTAAACTCACTGAGGCTTTTGCATAAAGCTCTAAAACGGTGGTCTTTTATGATGCGTGGATTGTTAGGGTTGAGCTTAAGGGTGCTTAATGATACTGTGTCTGCGGTTGGTTTTGCTTTAGGCATATTGTCCACTTTAGTGCTAAACAAAGTTAATGTATCAATTTGATACTAATTAGCTCTATTTGATTATATATTTTTAAAAATACCTGTTGCACTCAGTAAGGAATTCAGCCATTTTGCAACTTTGTAAACCAAATTTGTTTGGTTTATAATTATCAGCACTTTACTTTTACAGCATAATAAAAAACACACACAAACAAACAAGGTAAAATCTAAATAAATTCTAAAAATGAATATACCTGCACAAATAACCCAGCTAATTGAAGACGGTGCACTTTTTGTTATAAACAGCTCAGGTGGCAAGGATAGCCAAGCCATGACAGCATTATTAGCTAAAATTATACCAGCTAATCAACTAATCATTGCACATGCTGTATTGCCTGAGGTTGAATGGGAAGGCGTACAAACCCACATTGAAGCTACTGCACAAAATATACCAGTTCATTACTGCCAAGCTGAAAAGACTTTTTTTGATATGGTAGAGCATAGAGGCATGTTCCCAAGCTCTAAGTATAGGCAATGCACCAGTGACCTTAAAAGAAACCCACTTGACAAACTTATTAGACACTACATGAAAGCTAATAGCTTTACTAAAGTGGTAAGTTGCTGGGGTCTTAGGGCACAGGAAAGCCCAGCAAGGTCTAAAAAGCCTGTGCTTAAGTATGACACTACAAATTCAAAGGCAGGCCGTGAATGGTATGTATGGTTGCCGATACATGATATGCTTCTTGAAGAAGTTTGGCAAACAATTAAAAATGCTGGTCAGCAGCCTCATTATGCTTATAGCTTAGGCATGACAAGACTTAGCTGCTGTTTTTGCATAATGTCAAGCAAACATGATTTAAGAATTGCTGCTGTACATAACCCAGAATTATTTAAAAGAGTGCTTGAACTTGAATTAAAGCATAACCATACAATGATGCTGGGTGCTAAACAAACTCCTATAACACTTGATAAATATATTAGTTAACACATAAAAACCAATCTACGACAATGCCACATTTAACCGATTTAAAAGAAAGTGCCTACCGTGCACATTTAGGCACCAGCTTTAGCCCTGAAAAGCGTGCAGAAAGCACCATTGCTCAATTTGAAAGCCAGCTATCTGCTGACCTTGCCAGCGTGCCATCACATTACCGTGACAAGTACATACAGAAGTACAGGCAGCATTTATCCAGCTGGCTAAGCTCAAAAAGCAGGTGCATATCAAGCATGATAACTGGACCAGCACGCTTCCCGATTGACAGGGCTAAGAAGTTTAATCGCTGGGAAGAAAATAAGTACAATGACTTTCAAGCTTGGCGTGAACGCATGCTGAAAGCATTTGAAAGGAGTACAAGGAAAGCCGCTGTCGCTGAGGCAGGTGGTGAGCTGGCTATACAAGTCAAAAAGCTGGCAGACCTTAAGAAAGCCCAAGAGCTATACAAGTCTATCAATGCTATTATCCGCAAGAAAACACCATTTGAGGGTAAATCACAAATGCTCAGGGAGCTTGGCTTACAGTTAGAAACGATTGACCAAGTTTTAAAACCTGACAGTATGGGATATTTAGGCATACCACCTTACAAGCTTCAAAATAACCTTGCTAATATTAAAAGGGTTGAGCAAAGAGTGAAAGAGCTGGAGCAAAAAGAACAGCTTAAGGCTCAACAGGAAGAAAAGGGTGCTCCTGCAGAAGTGGTAATAAACGGTGTTAAGGTGGTCACCAATTTTGAAATAGACAGGCTCCAATTATTTTTTGACGGCAAGCCAGCTGACCATATTAGGCAAGAGCTAAAAAGTAGCGGCTTTCACTGGAGCCCTTTTTATGGATGCTGGCAAAGAAAGCATACAGGTAATGCCATTTATTCAGCAAAGAATATACTGGCAAAAGTATGTGTATCTTAAAAAGATATAATGTATCTATTTGATACAGTTAATCAAAAAAAACTTTAAAAATAGTTTCCGCTGTGAGCAATGCTTTCAGGGGTTTTTGCATTTTTTAAACCAATTTATTTTGGTTTACAATTATCAGATACTTACCTTTACATTATAATAAAAAAAACAAAAAAAACCAATCTACGACAATGAGAGTACCTGAAATTGAAATAGCCGTTAAATACAAGACAGGCATCCGTAATGAAGTTAGCCGAATAACCAATTCAGCTGAAATGGCTACAGTAGTAAAGAGCTTATTTGACGTCAATCAAATTGACTGGGTGGAAGAATTTATACTGCTCTGCTTGAACCAGCGTAATACTGTTATTGGATATTACAAGGTTTCTAAGGGCTGTGTTACCCAAACCTTAGTTGATATTAGGGTCATTGCTACAGTGGCGCTGAATGCCGCTGGATGCACAAAGATAGTGGTTGCACATAACCACCCAAGCGGAAACTGCACACCAAGCTCTGCCGACGATGCAGCCACAAGAAAAATAAAAGATGCTATGGCTTTGCTTGACATTACCCTGCTGGACCACATGATAATGACAAGTGACAATGGGTACTATAGCTATGCTGATATGGGAAGAATTATTTAATTTTTCCTTACTTGAGCCAAAAAGTTTCACTGGCTGCATCACTGGTAAATGCCGTACCCCCTATTTAGATTATCAAAAACTTTTATAAATTTACCTCAATGAAACTCAAAGACACTAAGCAGGCAGCCAGTTGGCTCAAATCAAATGAAAACCTGCTAAATTTTAAAGAAATATCACGGAGGTGTGCTGTTGACATCGGTACGCTTCACCGTGCCGTCAATGGCAAAAATGATGCCTTAGACCGTAAGATTAAAATTCCTGAGAGGTGCTTAGCTGAATTGAATAATATCTACAATGAATTAAAAGGGTAACTATTTTTTGTCTTTAGTGAGATCACGAAGCATTTTTTCTATTCTGCCCAGCTGACTATCTTTTACCACTTCCTTTGTAAACATGGTGCCGCTACCTGTAAATAGCCAGCTCAATGAAACATTAAATTTATCATGCAAATGGTAAATGCTTTCCAGTGTCGGGTACCTATCTCCTGACTGCATCTTATAGAAGTTTTGATAATACTCACCCAGTTGCTCTGCTATTGCTTGCTTACTGAATATGCCATTTATTTCATGCTTAAGGATATATTCTACAGCCTGTAAATAACGCTGGGCTACAAGTTTTGAATTCTTTTTAGTGTCTTGCATGTTAATCTTCTTTAGGAATGCCTAAGTCAAAGTCAAGGTTAGCATCATTTTCTACAGCAAACTCATAGGCTTCTTTAAGACTATTGTCTTCCTGTAGGTTTGCATACTTGGTTAATAATGTTCTCCATTCCTCTGTCATTCTATCCCTAAGACTATCCGTGACTTGCTCACCACCTTGCAGCTCAATGAGCTTAAGGATAATCACTGCTTGGGAGTTTATTACAGATTTGAGCATGGCATTGTTTTGCATTGCCATTTTAAGTATTGCAAGCACCAGCCCTTTATCCGTAAATTGATATGTCTCTTTTGGCATTATGGTATTGTGTAATGCAATTTAGGGCAAATTAGACATTTCACGTTAAAATATCTTTATTTAATTGTTCGCTTTTGCCTTTGCATTTACAAAATATTGACTATCATAAAAATAGCCACTGGTGGGAAATGTGGTAAAATTGCTGCTGGTTATGGTTTATTCACTGGTAGCTTAGGTATGCGTGTCCAAAAATGCCACATATTTGCATGTTTATAGTGGCATACAGCCCATACTCCTTTACCATCCGTTACAAGCACCACATAGCCTAATTTCTTATTTGTATCTTTTATAGTAGGTAATCTAACGTCCCTACTTATCCACTGGTCGGCATAGCGTTCATCCATTGCGCCTTGTTGGTAGGCTCTTTTAGGCAGTTCGTTAAAATCTATAATTTCTTTAGCCCCATGTACATCTAATTCAATAGGTGCTAAATAATTGTTGTACAATTCCTCGCTCTTGACGATTATGTCCTTATCAATTTCTTTGTGCATAGTTTATGTTTTATTGGTTAATTAATTCGTTCCATGCCTTTTGAACATCAATTAATGTGTATGGCAGTATAGTATTTGATATATATCGCCATGCTTGTAATTTGACTACCTTAAATTGCATTAGTCCATTTAAAGTATTTTTCCTTGCGAATACTATATAATCTGCACCTGAATATTGGTAATTACCCAATGGCATCCATTTTGTGTATTTCTTTTTAAACATAGTTTATCATTTTAATTGCCCCGATTTCGGGCGGTTTGGAATTATTGTTTAGGTCGTTTATTTTGTTTGCGTTTGTAATTATATCTTATGTGCTTACTTTTAGTATTGTACTTACCTATTTCTATAATAAAAACAGTATCATAATTAGTCCTATAAAAGTAGTGTATGCTAAAACCTTTCATTCTATGAAATATCATACCTAACCCTTTCCAATGCGACAAAAAAGATTGATAGTTTTTTAAATTATATTTTGGCGATATTGTTATCATAACAAAGATTTTAAGTAGGTTAAGTGTTCTTGTAAGTTGTTTGTTATTTAAAACATTTACAATCCATAAAAGGCTTTTGCCGATATTCTGCAAGTGTTATTTCTTCAACCTTTCTACCCCATTTTATAGCTTCGTTAAATTCCATTACAGTTTTTCTATCGTATATGTTACTTTGTTTGTTAAACATATCAATAGTCGCTACGGTTTGAATTGAATTGCCACAAGCGCACCAATATACTTTTACTATTTTATTATCGATATTTTCACTCATTGTTAAGTTTTTTTAGTTGTATTTACCACCAATAGATTTAGGAATTGAGGCCATTAGTTCTTGTATTTCATCTTCATTTAAAACAATAGTCACATCGTTTTTAATTATCGTCATCCTAAGGCCTTTATTCCATTTTACATAAGTTTCCTTAGTATCTATATTTGCAGTAGTAAATACTGTGAATTTATTAGTTACTAAATCCATTGTTAAGTTTTTTAGTGTTTAATATGTGAATAAGACCCATCGCCATTATCTTGCCATTGTCTTGATTTATTGAGTTGTAACTTATCATAAAAGGCTTTAAAAAGAATATCAGGTGTAACACCTGCCCTATTAGCACTATCTATTAAGCAACCTAAACAATCAGCAAATTCAACCGCTAATTTATTTTTGTCAGACTCTTCCATTACTTCTTCAATTTCACGTTTTAGATGAAGTAATGCACCATAAGAAGTTCCATTGGTAAATGTTTTTGAAGTAAATTCAATATGTTGTTTTATTATTTCAGAATAAACAATATCTTTAACCCCGTTCAATTCATCCAACTTGTCTGCTATTTGGCGTAGTTCGGATGCTGTTAGATTTTCAAAAGACCAAGTTAATAGCCACCCCTTAGAATCGGGTACTAATTCAAGCGAGCCTTTTAAAATATACCCAATTTCAACCCATATAACGTGGCTTTTTGCGTCCTTTCTAAACTCCAATTTATTCTCCATTTTCTTTAGTTTTTAGCGTGATTGTGATTGATGATTGTTTGAGTGGGCAGTTTTGATTAAGCCTTTCCAAATCAATACTTATGTAAGGTTTTGATAACTTAAATTTGGCAAAACATTTATGATAAATACCTCTATCACTTAAAATTGTTTCAGCAAAAAAGCAATCACCGCAATCCGTTACTTCTATCGTGTTAGCCATTGTCAGTTGTTTTTAATTCGCACCCTGCCCACCAATCGAAGATGGGCAATGCACCATGCAGGGTTATTAATCTTTCCAAGTGAGTGCCTTAACGCACCACATTTGTGCTCCTTGCAATTCAGTAATAGCAATAGATGCTAATCGCTTTTGTTCTGAACTTTGGCTTGAATTTCGCAAATCATTCATTTGGTCAATTAGGTTTGCATGACCTTGTTTGCAATTAGCTACTGCATCATCGTTACTCGGATTAAAGGTTAATCCTACCGCTTTTTGTCCGAAACTTAAATTCTTAGCAGCTCCTTCTTGATTTGTTAATGTATCTTGACTCATATTTATAAAATCGGTTCACCTGTTACCGAAAGGTTTTATTTGGTTTGTGTTTTAGATTGTTTATAATCTTGATAAAGTCCTGAAATTGGGTAAAATTCATCTCCTATTGCACGATAATAATTCTCATCTTCTAACCGCTCTACAAAACCAATAGCATCATCCTTAACTGCTTGCAGTTCAGCTTTAAGTTTCTCTATCTCCGCATCCTTAGCCGCTATCTCAGCTTGCATATCGTCTTGGGCTTGGGTGTATGCCATTTTGTACCATAATCTAACTTCCGCATCATGTGGAAATAACGACTTTGCTAATTTTTGTATCTCTTGTTCGGTTTTCATGCTACTGTATTTTTAAGTTTAGAATGCCTTTGTTTGAGGGGACAGTTTTTAGTTTTTAAAAAAGTTATCAATTTTCATAGCTGCATCATCAAACCCCCAGCCTACTTCTGCCACAAAGCCATTATTCTTTAATTCCTCTAAATAAGCTTTTTGGTTTGGGCTCAGCTTGCCGCTTTCTGTCTTAAGCTCCAAGAATAAGGTCTTACCGTTCAATAAGATTTGCAGGTCAGGGACACCGCTACGGGTGCCCAGGACTTTAGCTTTATACCTTTCAAACGTGGTGCGCTTACCCTCATTAGGACTATGTATGTAGGTAGCTTTAGGGTATTTCACCTTGATATAGGTTATTACGCTTCGCTGGAGCCTATCTTCCATAGTTAAGTATTTCTCATATCCATTAGCCATTGACTTCTGTTTTTTTAAGTTTGTTGATTAAGTTTTCATTTTGCTTACCCAGTTCACGGCAATAGGCTTTGAACTTTTTTAGCTTCTCATTTGTCTTTTCAAGCTCAGTGGTCAAACTGGTAATTCTTTCACTATCGCTGCCACTAATTACATGCACACGCAATTTTTTAGCCGCTGGTGCTATCACAGGCTTATCAGGCACCTCTTGGCTCATTATGCTTACAAATGCCTTACCGTTAAATTTTATGCCCAGCATGGACTTTGGAATGTTTGGGTCAATGTCTTGCATGAAAACTTTTACAGCTTCATCCAGCATTTGCTTTTTTGCTTGATGCCTTTCTTCAAGTACAGGCAACTGGCAAACCTCAGCCCAGTTTTCAAGGTTGTAAGTGCGTTCAATAGCTGTACCGTTTGGAAGCACATACTCAAAGCGTAAATAACTACTCCTCATAAAATAGTATTTCATTAAATATGTCATTAATACCCTGTGCTGCCATTTCCTTTAGGAATGTTAAGTACAGGTTTTTCCGTATCAAGTTTACTATTGTCAGGTGCTCAGTAAAAGGTATGTGCCCATGATCACGGTAAGCCTTATATATTTTTGCTACCTCAACCACCTTTTCTCTTTCCCATTCATCCAGCCTTGATAATGGTCTTCTGCCATACATTTCCCTTTGCTCCATGGCATAGTAGTAAAGCTTCCACCAATACTCACGGCTTTGTATGCTTACTACCCTGTATCTCCTGAGCAGTTTATACTTACTCCAAGCAAAAAATATCAAGTCAATGGTACCCTTTTTTAAAATTTCATAGTCTTGCTGTATGCAGTCCCTAATTTCTTGCTCAGTAGGCATAACAATAGGTTTACCCTCGCTGGGGTCTATTATCGCCTTGACGGTGCCAATAATTCGTTTTTGAACTATGTTCTTGTACTTTAAGTATGCCAGCAGCACATCGCCAATGAATTCAGCATTAAGCTCTTTGTTGTAATGCCTATACACATGGTCATACTCGCCTTGACAGTTCAGGTAAAAGGCATGCCTTATTTCATTTGTGGTCAATCCTGTAAACTGTGGGTGGCTCATTATGAACTTGCTAAGCACTTTTACTTGCAGTAGCAGGTCTTCACCTGAGTGAAGTATAGCACCAGTAAGCATCTTTATTTCTTGAAATATGCTTATTAGCTGGTCCTGTATGTCAGCATTACTGTAAGACTGTAATGTCTGTGAATTTAACTGGTTGGTTATTAGCTGTGCTTCCACCTGATTTAAGTGCTTCAAGGTCAGCAAGCGTGCCGCCCCTTGTTCCCATCTTTGAAGCTGGTGCTCCTGTTTTAGTGCTAATGCTGTTTCCATTTGATTGTTGCTTTATGGCTGTTAAGATGTTTTGTAACTCCGAATTGATGTTTACAAGCGTTGTACGACTTTGCTGCCAGCTTGACCATTTGCTGTATGATTTCAGCACATAGTCCCAAGCATGCAGAAGCTTATCATTTTCAATTTCAAGGGTCATATCAGGCGTTTTTGCTCTTACTTGGGTGCGTAAGTATGCCAGTA